TTTCAGGTGCGGGGGTAGCCGGGGTATTGCCGCCACGCTTCACGGCTCCTGCGGCCTTCTGGTTGGCTTCCTCGTAGACTTCACAGAAAGCATCATAGGTCAGCGGGATTTCCTTATCACGGACAGTCAAACGGCCACCGCCGAAGATCACTTCAGAAGTCTTGAAAGACAGCACCCGTTCATCATCGTCCGCCACGATACGGGCCACCAGATCAACCATACCGGCCACCTTATTTGCCACCTTATCCTGAAGGTTCGGCTTGATAGAACTGATCTTATCGCCGCCCTTGCGGGTCAGGTCACGGCTTCTGTCCTCATGGCTGATCAGGATGATGTTTTCATAGTCCAGATTCACAAGCCGCTTCAGGGTGTTCAGGAACTCGCTTCTGACCATATCCCACGCACGGAAGGAATCATCAGATTCATGCTTCCAGCCCTGACGGTCACAGATGTAAACCCGGCACGATTCATAAACATCTTCCAGAAGGTCAACCACGATGGTTCGGAAATCGTTCTGTTTCTTTTCCAGTTCGGCCACGGCATCCATGAACACTTCATAGGCCAACTTGCGCTTGGTGATACGGCCTTCCACCGTAACGGTGTCACGAATGGCGATATAGGGGGCATCCACAAACTTGATGTTGCCATCCGTGTTCAACATCAGGGGATCGGGGAACTGATTGGCAAAGAAGGTTTTGCCGCTGAAGGGTGCGCCGTAAAGCCACACAACCTTCTTCTTGGTGGCGTTCAGATCACGGCGTTCATTCTTGGGAAGTAACATATAATCCCATCCTTTCTGACAATATTCTTCATACTCACACCATCCACAAAAATGGTTTGGGTTCTTGGGAAAGTCTGTGGCTTCAACCATGTGCTTCACATCGGTCAGGAAGTCCACAATCTTCATGGGGTTGTACTGAACCGGCATCAGCGTTGGTTCAGCATCTTTCAAGGCCGCTTGCAAGCGGTCACGGAATTGGGAAAGGGTTTCGGCGCTTTTCTGCCTGATCTTGGGCTTGGGAACAATCAGGAAATACATATTTCTGATCCGGTGGCCGGGATGGGTCAGTTCATACCAATACTTGTATTCGTGAAGCTGACCGGAAACGGCGTAGTTCTTGGCGTTGTTGGAATATTTGAAATCGTACAGATCAAACGCTTCAAATTCATTCAAATCTTCACCAGTGATCAGGCCATCCAGCTTCAGGCCCTTCCCCACGGGAACCAGATAATCCATAAAGCCGATGAAATCAGCGTTCCCGATTGGAAGTTCAAAGGTTCCGCCCGGTGGCAACATGGCCTTTGCCTTGGGGATCATGGCTTCCAACTTCATCATTTCATGAATGTGATCATCCGTCAGAACCGGGAAGCTGTTCTTGTAGAAGTCAAGGGCTTGTTCAACCCCTTCTTCAATGCCGGTGTGAAGGGCGGTGCCAAGGATCAGGGCGTTGTCTGCATCCGTGTTCGGGATCGTGTCTATCCCTTCCACATATCGCAAGCGGTATTTGTATGGGCATCTATCAAAGACTTCAACCCGGCTGTGGGAAACTCGCATTGTTTCACCCCTTTCACAATAGTCTTGAAGGCTTCAAAGCCTTCCGGGTAAAGGATGAACCCAAACCCATTGGAACCGTTGATTTGCTTCAGGTTCCGTTTCTGAAGTTCTGACGGGGTTCCGTTGGTGGCCTTCAGCTCTACTTCAAGGGCAATGCCCTTCACGGTGATCCGCATATCGGGAAGGCCGCTTTTCACATACCGGCTTCCACCCCAACGCTTTTCATAGAAGCCACAAGGCGGAACGGTCATTTTATCTTCAGGGTGGCCCAATGGGTAAATGCCTTCAGATTCCAACCAGTCCTTCAGGCGGTTTTCAAAGTTCTTTTCACCGGCCATCGGCTCACCCCTCCAACATCTGAATCAGGCTGTGAATACCTCTGACTTGGGTGAAGCCCTGAATTTTACCCGTTCCAGCGTAGAATTGGAACAGTTTATCATCAGACTTCCGCCAACAATGGAAATGTCCGGTTTGCTCATTCTTCAGTTGGTATTCAATGCCGTGGGCTTCAAACTGCTGAATGGCATAGGCGATCCGGTCGGGGTTCTTTGCAACCCGTTCTGAATGAACCTGTTTGGCATGATTTTTCAGGGCATCCCACACTTCATCCCTTGCCATCGGCCCCACCGTCCATTTCATAATGTTCAAAGGTTGCCACACTTGCCATAGCCGAAAACAGATCGGAATAATACTGAACAGCGGAATTACGGTCAATATTGTGTTTATCAGCCGCCGCAATCAGTTCATGAATGGTGCCACCAACAATGCGGGCCATTTCACTTGCCCAAGCGTCAGCTTCTTTCGGGGTCAAACCTTCCATTACTGCCCACCGCCTTTCAGGGTGATCTTCACATAACCGGCCTTGGCGGTGGTCTTGGAACACTCGGAAGCAATGTCCGGGTATTTCTTCTTCAGCTTTGCGGAATCAATGCTGGTGGCATTGGTGGGCTTCACAAGGGTAAGGTTCAGAACATCGGATTCAAACTTATCCACACCAAACTTCACCATTGCTTCATACAGCTTGGCCTTCATTTCCTTTTCCTGTTCCTCAATGGCCTTCTTGTGGGCGGTCAGGGAAGCAATGGCGTTCAGGGTGGCAAGCTGGGTGTTCTTGAACTCCTGAAGGGCCGTTTCTTCATCGAAGGTGGCCGAACCACAGGCGTTCGGGTTTTCCTGACAGGAATCAGGACAAGTGTGGAAATCCGGGCATTTGTGGCAACACCCATCAAATTTTCCACGGGGGCAAGCATTTTCACATTTGATCATTTTTCGGGTTCTCCTTTCAGATAAACATTCAACTGTTTCAGGCCGAAGGCGGAAGCGGCTTCATGGTTGTCAAAATAAATGTCGATCTGGTTTTCACCGTATTTGTCAATCACCCATTGGGCGGGGCGATCCTGAACGATGTATTCACCCAAGCCTTCCACTTCCACCACGGTTCCCAAGGGAAGCGGGGAAGCACAGGAAACACCGGCTTTCAGTTCCACACCAGCGGCACCATATACAATGCCGTTGGGCCGGTTCTTGGCCCATTCACCGCAACACTTTTCACAGGAACAATAGGCGGTAATTCTGAAACTGCCCAACAGCACCGGTTCAGGTTCGGCGGGTTCTTCCACCAGCGGAGTTTCCACCGGCTCCAAGGTCACATCCGGGGCCACGGCGGTAAGCTGATCCGATTCAATAGGGGCATCCGGGGCCTTGCTGTTGACAGCAGAACAGCGCCCAAATATAAACCCCATTGCAAGGCCCATCAGAAGGGCCACAAGGAACATCCGCCTGAACCGCTGGTTAAGGGCTTTGCGGCGCTGTTGCCGCTTGCTCATACTTTCTGAATAGTTCATCGGTATAGTCCTTTCTCATTTCCAAAGTGGAAAGAATATCTTCTTCAACCGTTCCCGGACAGATCATCAGGTAATAGAAACAGGGCCGTTCTTGCCCAAGGCGGTGAATACGCTTTTGGGATTGCTCCCACAATTCCGAACCTTGGGGAAGGCTGAAGTAAATGATTTTGTTGGCAAGCTGGAAATTGCCGCCCATTGCACCGGCTTGATACTGAATGAAGGTAATGCTGTTGTGCTGGTAGCGGTAAGCATCCAAGTTCTTTTCTTCACCGGAAAGAACAGACACAGGCCGGTTCAGGCCCTTGGCAATCCCCTTCAGGCGTTCCATTTCTTCCGTGAAGTTATAGAACACGATCAAGCGATCTTCCGTGCTGTTCGCCAAATCCCGGAAGGCTTCATAACGGGCCGGGTTGTATAGGCCGCAAAGCTGACGGGCATAAAGGCGGCGGGTCAAGCTGGTATCGCCAATCAGTTCCCGTTCACAATGGGCATTGGAACCGTAGAAATCAGCATCCAGTTCAAATTCACCAAGGTTGGCGCTGTCAATCGCAACATAGCGATCATTCCAGAACTTCCAATAAAGGGGTGAAGGGCGGGTTTTGACCTTGATCCAGTTCCGTTTTGGAAGGCTGATCCCGGCCTGTTCGGTAGTCATGAAAACGGCCCCATGTTCGGCCAGCTTCATCTTCAGCCGGTCAACATTCTTATAGCCGGTAATCTGTTGCCGCCAAAATCCATCGGTTTCAACCCATTCCGTTTGAATGTACTGCTTCCAGAACAGTTCTTTTGAAATCTTCCACCCCAACAGTTGGCATTGGCTCCACAGGTTTTCATACTTGCCGCCCGTGGGGGTGCCTGACAGAAGGATCACATTATCCGGTTTCAACCCAAGAATGAACTTTGACCGTTTGGCGTTCTCGTTCTGGATCAGGGAACTTTCATCCAACATCAGCGTGAAGCCGGTCAGGGTTTTCAGCACATTCCGCCTGAAGGTCAGTTCGTAGTTGATTACGCCAATCATCAGGGTTGGAACTTCATGCTGAACCTGTTCAAAGAACCATTTGAAGGTTTTGGGGTTGGTCAGGTCGAACACACAATTCCGGGTGTAGTGGTCTTGAAAATGTTCAATCCAGTCTTGAACTTTTGAACATTGGCACACCACCAGATTGATCCGCTTGTTCAGCTTCATCATTTTTTCGGAACCAACAAAGGTTTTCCCAAGGCCCATATCAAGGTAATAGGCCACCCGGTTCTTCCCCTCGGTTTCATCAAGGGCCTGTTGTTGGTGCTGGAACAGCGTGATCATAGGGTTTCAGGCCCTTCAATCATGGAAAGGTAATTTTCCACATTCACACCACGGGAAAGAAGTTCGGCCTTCATAGCCATTCCCAAGGGGCTGTTCAAGGCGTAATTACTCACCTGTTCCGGGGAAAGGGAAGTGATGTTGAACAAGGACTGTTTCACCAACTCGGAATGACCGCCACCGAAGGGATCAAAAGGGCAACAGTCAGGGGTGGCTTCAATGTCACGAACCACCATAGATACCACCACGCCGGGGCGGTTCTTCAGCATCTTCACTGTGTTCAACAGGTGATCGGTTCCCATTTCTGCGGGGCGGAAAGCCTGTCCACCGGCTCCGATCCACAAGGTTCCATCAAATCTGGTTTTCATGTTCATCATCCTTTCTTTCCGGTCAGGCGAACAATGTAAATGCAGTTGTCCACCCGGTATGCGTCATACCCTTTCGAGTTCTTCTCGTTGTACTTGCGCCGGTGGCTGGAAATGGTGGAAAGTTTGGTTCTTGCGGCCTTGGCGCTTTCATACTGGAAACACATATTCTTTGCGTTTCCGCTGGTCAGGAAATCTTCAATGGCCTTGACTTCCTCGCTTTTGCTCCCACCATGAAACTGGTTCTTGGGTGGTGCCTGAACATTGTATTTGATTTCCAAAAAATCACCTTCTTCATAAAATTTCAGTTCCGGGGGCCGGGATCGTGTCTATGTAACACAGATCATCCGTTCCGGGGATCACATCATACAGGCTAACGGTTTGGGGTTCTTTGGCCCGTTTTTCCCGCTCATGCCCTATGGCTGACCGCATAGCTTGACAGGCCACGGTGACAAATTTCACCTTTTGCAGATCAGGAAGGGCAAACCAGCGTTTCACAGCCAGCAAATAGCGGAAAATCACAACATCAAACCATTCCGATCTGTTAAGGCCCTGCTTGTCTAAATACCACCAAACAATATTGATGTTGTCCGTGGCAAATTGGGCTTCTTTCGGGGTAAGGGGGCGTTCATAAAAGGATTTTGGCAACCGTAAGCCGCCGCCCACCTCGTTTCTTTCCGGTTTCACACATCCCCCCCCCAATCTGTCAGGCAGTCAGGCCGAAGAAAGAATTGAACTGATCAGCACCCACATAATCACGGAACTTGGTGGGGTTGATGTAGTAATTCCAGCAAGCGCCGGTTCCGGGAACAGCGTTCCCGAAGGGAAGAAGGCCACGCTGAAGGCCGATTCTGACGAACTGATCAGATTTTCCCATGCACCGGGCGGCTTCCTTCACGCTTATCTTCTTGATGGGCGGTTCAGCAACCGGGGCGGCTCCATAGCCCATCAGGTAATCAAAGGAAACGCCGGTGGCATCGGCAAGGGCCTTGATGCGGT